TGTGGTGCAGCTACTAAAGGTACTAAAGCTCGTGGCCCTATGGCGTAATAAATGAATTACACCCAGTTAGTTAACGAAATACAAAGTTATACTGAGAATACGTTTCAAACCGTAGATATAAATACGTTTATAACTCAAGCTGAACAACGTATATACAACTCAGTGCAACTCCCTGCGCTTCGTAAAAATGTAACAGGCACTACAACCTTAGGTAATAAGTATTTAGCGATGCCTACTAATTGGTTAGCTACGTTTAGCTTAGCTGTAATTAATGCCAATAATGAGTATTTATATTTACTCAACAAGGATGTGAACTTTATTAGACAATCATTTCCTGACACAGATGCAGATTTTTATGGCGTACCTGAGTACTATGCAGTATTTGATAACTCAGCATTTATATTAGGACCAACACCTGATGCCAGTTACAATGTAGAACTACATTACTTTTATTATCCTGAATCTATTACTACGGTAGTAGGCGGCCAAACTTGGTTAGGTGATAACTTTAGTTCTACACTACTTTATGGGTCTTTATTAGAAGCTTATACCTATATGAAGGGTGAAGCAGATGTTATAGCTAATTATAAAGCTAGATATGATGAAGCAATGTTCTTACTCAAACAATTAGGTGATGGCAAAGATAGACAAGATGCTTATAGGTCAGGCCAAGTTAGGGTTAAAGTTGTATGATTTTAGGACAAGCACAGACCACGACGTTTAAACTAAACTTGCTTAAAGGTTTAGAGAATTTTTTTACAGGGTCACCTTATACATATAAAATTGCTTTGTATGATGCATTAGCTACTATTAATAGTGAAACAACGGCATATACAACTCAAAATGAAATTACAGGTACAGGCTATATAGCGGGGGGAAAACCATTATCTCCTACAGTAGGTAGTGATACTAGTAATAATACAGCTTATGTAACATTTGCAAATGTAACTTGGAGCCCTGCAAACTTTACCGCAGCGGGCGCCTTGATATATAATAGCACTACAAATGCATCAGTCGCAGTATTAAGTTTTGGTGGGGAAAAAATAGCATCTTCAACATTTACAATAGAATTTCCAGCAGCCACCTCAACTACTGCTGTATTACGAATTAATTAAGGAGAAATCATGCATAAAGAAACGAACGGATTCGGTGATAATGCTACTATCACATTAAATGCCGGAGCTCAAACTAACGAAATATTAGGCATTCATGGTCAATACCATGTAGCATGCCACGACAAAGATGGTAATTTAAAATGGGAAGAAAGATTTCCTAATTTAGTAAATGCAGTAGGTAAAGAGCTTATGTTCAATACACTACTTCGTACATCTGGCACATACACAACTGTCGGGCCTTTCTTAGGTTTAATTGGTGGAGCTACTCCAACATTTGGTACAGGCTCAGATACTGCAACATCACATGCTGGTTGGACTGAGTTTGTTAACTACACAGTAGGCGGATCAGCAGTTCGAGGCACAGCAGTATTTGGTGCGGCATCATCAGCAGGATCAACTCCAACTAATGTAACAACATGTACAGCAGCAGCCATTACATACACTATCACAGGTGCAGGCGGCACAGTAAGCGGATGTTTCTTGGTAACAGGTTCAGGTGCTGTAGATACACTAAGTAATACTGGCGGTGTATTATATTCAGCAGGCGCATTTGCAGTAGCTAAAGTTACAACAGCTGGTGATACAGTAGCAGTTACATACTCAACTACAGCTACAAGCTAAGGAGTCTTAAATGGCTCTTGTAGTTGCCGACAGAGTACAGGAAACGTCCACGACTAGTGGTACAGGTACACTTACCCTTTCAGGCGCAGTTGTAGGATTTCAAACTTTTTCTACGGGTATAGGTAATGGCAACACTACTTTTTACACAATCTATGATTTAACTGCGTATGATTGGGAAGTAGGTATTGGTACGGTAGGTGCTGGTACTTTAGCCCGTACTACAGTGTTATCAAACTCAGCGGGTACTACATCTCCTATATCATTCGCTGGTAATGTGAAGTCTGTATTCTGTACTTACCCCGCTGAAAAATCTATTAACTATGATGCTAATGGTGTTGCAACTATTGGTGATGTGCTTGGGTATTCTGATACAGGTATTGTTGGGTCTTTCGCATCTACTGTCGCTGGCTATAACCAAGTTATTGTACAAAATAAAAGCACAGCTACAAATGCATCCTCTAACTTAAATGTATCTAATGACGCGGGAACCTCAGGATCTAACTACGCTGAATTAGGTATTAACTCATCTACCTTTACGGGTACAGGCTCATTTAATATTGCTGGTGCGTCTTACGTAGCCTCTGCTTCTACTGATTTAACTATCGGTACATACGGCGCTTATAGCATTCACTTTGTAACTAATGGCAATACAACTGATGCGATGACTATCTATAATAATGGTGGTGTTTCATTAGGTACATTTGGAAACCCAGGTATTAATAATATAGCAGCTAGTAAGTTTGTGCCTGGTTACTCAGCGATTACTTCAGCTGCCGGCACTACAGTTTTAACAGCAGATTCTAATTACTATCAAAATCTACTAGGGTCTACTACACAAACATTCCAACTACCTGACGCCACAACGTTACTAGTCGGTACTACATTTATTTTTGATAATAATTCCTCAGGAGTTTTAACTGTTGTTGATAATGCTTCTGGACCTGTTGAGACATTAGCTAGTGGTGCTGCAAGTTTTGTATATCTAGCTGTTAATAGTACTGTCGCAGGCACTTGGAGAAGACACGCATTCCTTCCCGCATCGTATGACTTTAATGCTACAACAGCTAATTTTGGTACTGCTACAATTACTAATGCTACGTGGAATGGAAATACAATAGGCACTGCTTATGGCGGTACAGGGTTAACTACTTTTGGCTCTGCCAACTACGCTTTATATTCAACATCAAGTTCAGCCTTAGTTGCAGGCACATTACCTGTTGCTGCGGGAGGATCTGGCGCTACTACGTTTACAGCGAATGGCGTTTTATATGGTGACGGTACAAATCCTTTAGGTGTTACAGCAGCTGGCACTACAGGCCAAGTTCTTATAGCTACAACAAGTGGTGCTCCTTCGTGGGGGGCAATACCAACTACAGCCGCAGTTACCTCTATTAGTTTTGGTACTACAGGGTTAACTCCTAATTCAGCAACTACAGGCGTTGTTACGGTAGCTGGAACTTTAGGAATCTCATCTGGTGGTACAGGGCAAACTACAGCTACCGCGGCTTTTGACGCATTAAACCCTATGACTACTGTAGGAGACATAATTTATGAAGGCACAGGACCCACTGCATCAAGATTAGGTATTGGTACTACAGGTCAAGTTCTAACTGTATCTGGTGGTATTCCAGCATGGCAAGCTGCTTCGGGCTTCCCAACGGGTACTGTTATGATGTTCGTACAAACAGCGGCTCCGACGGGCTGGACTAAATCAACCACACATGATAATAAAGCGTTAAGAGTAGTTTCAGGAACTGCGTCATCGGGCGGATCAGTAGCATTTACAACTGCTTTTGCATCTCAAGCGGTAACGGGTTCTGTTTCAATTACAGGCGTAACAGGTACAGCAGGTGCTACAACATTAACTACTCCACAGATACCAAGCCATAGCCACCCAAATGGATCAGACCCAGCAGGCCCAAGAAGGGCCCCTGGAACAGCTATTCAACCACACGTTCCTGGTACTGCGAATACGGGTGCAGCAGGTGGTGATGGTTCTCATAATCACCCATTCTCATTCACCTCAGGCACTGCTTCATTTACAGGTACGGCAATTAACTTAGCAGTTCAATATGTTGATGTTATTATTGCGACGAAAGACTAGGTAAATAATGTTTGGTATTAGCAGTTTTGCACAGACTTCATTTGCTGCTTTACCTACTGGGGGTGCTATATTTGTAGAAACAATAAATGAAGATTTTGGGATTAATGACAGTAGTACGCAGTTATTTTCTTTTCTGCAAAGTATTACTGAACCGATCATTGTAGATGATTTTAATTCGCAAGCCGGATTGTTTTTTGGGGCTGTAAACGAAGCTATAGTAGTAGATGATAGCTCTACTCAGCAAAGTAATTTCTTACAAAGTATCACAGAGCCTATACTAGCAGTAGAAAGTCAAGAATCTATAACAGCACAATTTGCACAAAGTGTTACTGAGAATGTAAATATTAATGATACTCCAGTTCCGTTTTTTGCAGCTTTAGAATCTCGTACTGAAAATGTTGATTTAAATGATGTAGAAACTATATCTGCCCAGTTTAGTACAAGCAAAATAGAAAATATAAATTTAAATGATACACCAAGTATTACAGCGCAGTTTGCAGTATCTAGAATTGAAAATATAAATGTAGCCGATTTAAATAGTATCTCAGCTCAATTTGCTGTATCTAAAGCCGAAGCGGTGATTATGGCGGATACGGCAACAATTATCAGTATATTTAATTTCACAGTTACTGAGCCTATAACCGTTGAGAGTCAGGAATCTATATCAGCGCAGTTTGTAGTAGTAGACGTAGAAAATATAGGGTTGAACGACGCTTCTACACAACAATCTAACTTCTTACAATCTATTACTGAGGCTATTACCTTACTAGATGTATTATGCTATAACGGGTGGTTTAGAATTGATGATAGTCAGTCAGCTGCATGGGGCGCAATTTCAACGCCTGTAGGTGTATGGGTAGATGTAAATGATGTTCAAACCCCAAGTTGGACTGCAATTTCAACACCGGCGGGCACGTGGGTAGATGTAAACGACGCGCAAACCCCAAGTTGGGGCACAATTGATACCTCTCAACCCTGTAGTTAATGTATAATACGGATAACTAAAACAAAGGATTTAATATGGCAAGCACCTATTCAGCACTTAAAATAGAACTTATGGGCACAGGCGACCAGTCAGGTACCTGGGGCACTACTACGAACACTAATTTAGGCACAGCAATTGAAGAAGCGATTACAGGATCAGCTGATGTTACCTTTGCAAGTGCTGATGTTACTTTAACTTTAACTAATTCCAACTCTTCTCAAACTGCACGTAATTTACGTTTAAACTTAGTAGGCACCGTAGCTGCCGCTCAAAACTTAATTGTCCCGGCTATTGAAAAGCAATACATTATTACTAACACTTTAGGCTTTGCTATTACAGTTAAAAATTCTACTGGCACAGGTGTTGCAGTACCCGCTGGCAAATCAACGATTGTGTTTAATACAGGGTCTAATGTTGTTGAAATTCTTACAACCTACGCGGCTTCAGGCGCTAACAGTGATATTACTTCATTATCTGGCTTAACTACTCCTCTATCAGTAGGACAAGGCGGTTCAGGAAGAAATACCAATATAGCTTATTCAGTAATTTGCGGAGGAACTACTACGGGAGGCGTAGAGCAATCAGTTGCTTCAGTAGGCACATCAGGTCAGATATTAACTTCGAATGGCGCCGGAGCACTACCTACATTCCAAACTCCAGCGGCTCAAGGATTTCCAGCGGGTACTAGGATGTCTTTTCAACAAACAGCAGCACCAACAGGATGGACTAAGGACACAACAGCGGCTCTTGATAATACTGCGATGCGCATAGTAACTGGCTCAGTAGTTAATGGGGGTTCTGTAGCATTTACAACAGCCTTTGCATCACAAACACCAACAGGTTCTGTTTCAATTACAAACGTTACAGGTACAGCAGGTGCTACGACTCTTACAACGCCTCAAATTCCTAGCCATAGCCACCCAAATGGATCAGACCCAAATGGCCCAAGAAGGGCCCCTGGAACATCTATTCAACCAGCGGTTCCTGGTACTGCGGAAACAGGTCTAACAGGTGGTGATGGTTCTCATGATCACCCATTCTCATTTAGTTCTGGTTCTGCTTCATTTACTGGCAACGCTATTAATTTAGCTGTAAAATATTATGACTTTATCATAGCGAGTAAGGATTAAAGATGCAAATTAAAAATGGAACATTTTGTCCACTAATTAAAAAAGATTGTATAGGATTACAGTGTTCTTGGTTCACTAGAGTACAAGGCGTTGATACAAATACAGGAAATCAAGTAGATGAATATCAATGTGCAATTGCTTGGATGCCTATGTTGTTAATTGAAAATTCAGGGCAACAAAGACAAACAGGCGCTGCAGTAGAATCATTTAGAAATGAAATGGT